ATTCTTGATTTGATGTTGGGTATGTGTGTGAAATATAGTTTGGTGTGAATGCCGTTATCGACTCTTTAGTTCCGTCACCCCAATCAACACTATATGATGATAGTTCAATAAACTTTTGATATTGTTCCGAAGTGTTATATAAATTTATTGTATATGGGTTGACCGTATTTGCCGAAACTAAAAAATTAGTGACTACATCTTTTTGATATATCGCCCCATCGAATGGACTATAATAACCCGCATCAAGTGATGTTTGTTTTAATAATATAGGTATCGTCAACCCTGTAAGTGAAGAACTTCCATTAGGTCCCGAACTGACAACTTGTGTCATTGCGGAATATACTCCGAATGTTTGTCCGCTATAAGTAACCTCAGACAAATCACCAACTATGGTTTCTGGTGAAATTCTTATTTTATATAAATCACTCATTATTGTGGAGGATTAACATATTCATACCATTTTATGGTACTTGTTGTACCCACTCTATTACCTTGTAAGTCATATACAATATATTGTATATTGATATAATCTAAAACGACTCTGTAATAGAAATAATCTATATTATCGAATATAAATTTGTTACTGTTGTTTATCGTCGATTGTGGTTTGTTTAACATTTTGGTGAAAGTTCCTGTCTTTGCATTATAGAACTTAGCCGTCATGTAGAAAGTATTTAAAGGAATGAATTCTAAACTCTTCAACCAATAAATAAAAAACCCTTCTTTATCCCCAACAAAATCTAATTTGAATTTTGGTTTTCTTATTTTGACCGGTGTTCTAGCCATGTTTATATCCATGAACTCACCCTGTTGTGTAGGTATTATTATCGTGAAATAATTCTTTTGATTTTTTTCATCTACCGTATCGTAGAAATCAAGTTTGAAAAATGATTTTGTAAAACTATCAGAATAGTAAAAAACATCTTGTACTGTAAAGGACTCGCTGATGTATGAATTTCTCCATTCAGAAGATGAACTCAAGTTACCTCCTGAGAAGAAAAAGAATTCGTAATTTATATCTGTTCTACTACTACCACTATGTTGAGCGTGTGGAAATCTATCAACCTCGAAATCATACCCACCACCTAAAACCTCTTTGATTGCATTTTGCTCATACTGGTCAATAGCATCATCAATACCTTCAAAATCCCACTTACCTTCAATAGGTATCGTCAGTTCTTTGTCAGTAAAGAATCCTTGTCTTAGTATAAACTTATTCACAGCCATCTATAAGTGGTTTAACCGGAACATCTGTTCCTTGTATTGTGTCGTTTATGTTAAACCCTTTGTCATCGGGGGTTAATCTAAATATCGTATTTTTAAAAGGGTAGTGTGATTTGTTAAAAAAAGGATAATCAACTCCTCTTCCTTCTTGGTCGAAAAATCCGTAAGTATATATGTCTCTCCATCTGAATTCTTGGTCAGTATTCGAGTAAAAAGCATACGTGGGAACATTATCTACTTCGTCAACATTGGCAGTTTCGATGTAGTCAGAAAAAACTCGTAATGTAATTTGGGTATGAGGGTTATAATAATAACCAGCTGTATTTGGACTTGGAGAAGAAACGGTCTGAAAAACATCTTGGTTATATCTTATTTTATGATAATATGGTGAAACAACTCTTTCTGTTTGTTCATAATCATTCCATTCACAAAAATCTCCGTCTATAACATCATCGATTTTCAAAGTTTGGTTATAATAAAATGTTTTTGTTGCACCATTTGTTTGCGTATAAGAACTCACACCTATGTTAGAATTTGAAAGTGTGTTATTATCGCTCCACCAAGAATTATTAAATTTTGTAATGTTGAATAACCAACCTTGTTTCAACCCAACTCCATTAGTAGGTTTGTTGAAATATCCTGCGTATCCTCGATTTATAATCGTTAAAAATAGTTCGGTTACAGGTCTTTTTTGGTTGTCAATTAATTTACCCAAATCAATATCTCTTTTTGGCGTGAAAGTATAAACATTTGAGCTTGTTTTCTGAGAAATTCTAGTAACTTGATTCGGTGTTATAGAACTTAGTTCTAATTTTCTTTCTTCTCCAAAAGGTAGTTTCTCGAATCCAGTCTTTGTTACTATAATATTGTCAACATCTTGTAATATCTTGTGTTTTCTAACATAATACTTTGATTTAGTTTCTATAGAATTTTCAGAATTGATAACTCTTTTGAATGTTCCTTTAACATTATTGTTTAAAGTTGTACCTGTAAATCCTATGTCGTAAATATTGAATATATATAAATCACTATCAAAAAGTCCGTTACCTAAAGAATAAACTTCAAATAAGTTTTCTTGTCTATAATTGTATACCGAATCATTAATAATCAATTCTACCGATTCACCAACTGTGAGTCCATGAGGGCAAATACATTCAAAAGAAATAATTCCGTTTCCGTTTTGGGTACTTCTCTTAATTATAAAAGGAATACCTTGCTCTGCAATCCAATTGAATGAATTATTGTTTAATATGGCGAACATTTGTTTTTTGTAGTCATTTTCAAAAGCATAAGATATGTTATATGTCCAATTGTATGTATAAGCACTTTTTGCATAATAATCGATGTGTCTATCTGCAACATCATTTCTGAAAAAGTCAAACTCATAATATTGTGGATATCCTTTCCATACGTTATTAAATAATGAACCCTCAGGGTCAACATAAAATAAGTTGTACTGAAAAGGCAAATAATTTGTTGTTCCAGTAAAAACATTAGAATATAAGTAACTTACTTTGAACGTAGGTCTGAATACGGTAGATTCCTGCCTTTCGTCATCAAAAACTTGTGCTAAGCTTACGTTTGTACTTCTGTCATACTCGACAAGGTTTTGACTTTGTTCTTCCAAAACAATTGACAACTGCTGGTCATCCGCAGGTGCAGACTTATATTGTTGTACACTTGGTATGATACTATAAAGGTTACTCATCTGAAAGATACTTTGTTTTGAATTTATCCAAAGCCGACGCCCCAACTACTGTACCGAAGTAAAAGTGGAAAGGAGCTCCAACAATAAATGACCCCGTTGTATTTTGTATGGGCCCTACAGATTTGTACTGACCTCCCGCAACACTCACCGTGTCATTATAAACATTGAAAATATACCCTCTCATATTTTGGTCATTCACAATTCCACTCGCTTTAAAATATTGATTATTGGTTCTATCTAAAGACTGATAGTAGTATTGTACAATCTCAGTGGTAACCCAATTATTTTTTTCAGTACCGAATATTTGTGCGGTAGATTGCAATTTCCAAGGATAGAAAGGAACAAGCTGACTCTTAATACCAAAATAATACGGACTATAATTAGCGGTTGGAGAAGACCTAAAGTCGATTTTTCCTGGTGTTATGAAATCTTTAAACTGCAAATTCTCCGTAGTTGAAGAATAGAAAATTCCAATTGTTGGGTTTGAAGAACTTCCATAAACTCCGACAGGACTATTTGATGTATTACTATCATAATACTCAGGGCTAAATTTAATAACCCCCTCTTCTGAGTTTATAGAAATCATTTGTGCCAAATCAGCATCGACTCTTTTATTTCTAGCCAAATCGTTCCTACTGAATAATTTATTCAACGAATCACCATTTAAAAATGAACTATTTAATATTCTCGATATGACAAAAAGATTTATAATGTCAGATGGGTCTGAATAACTCGTTGGGTTTAAGTTGTTCATCACAAATGCTGAACTTTCGGGGTTCATGGTTATTTCAGAGTAGAAATCATCCTTATATCCCAAATCAATAATGGTAGTGGGGAATAATAGATTTCTTTGATTAACAGCGGTTACCTCTGAAGATAATTTACCAAGGAATTTATTATCTTCTATATCATAAGGGCTACTTCTATAGTAAAAATTATTTGTATTATCATCAAAGAAAACTAAGTCTTTACAGAAATTAGGTTCGTTTGGTTTATTCTGCGAATTAAATGTTGTATCCACTTGAATTGGAAAGGCAAACAATGTCCCGTTAATCCAATTGTTAGTGAATGATTGAGAAAGTACTCCCCTACACATCGCATAAAAGAATTTATATCTGGTACCCCACTCTGTAAAATATCTTAAATCACTAATTAATCCTAAAAGTGGTCTCGTAAATAGAACATAGCATCCGTTAACAACTTGGTCTGTTTGTGCACATTGAGTACTTACACCAAAGTTGTTGCTAAAACCTGTGTAACAGTTTAGTGAAACCATGCCAGGACAACTGAAACTCGTAAATACTGTACCAGAATATATTTGACCCTCAATATCTTGACCAATTTCATCGGCCCCTGTTTGAAATCCTTGCGGAATAAATGTTTCTAAAGGATTTGAAATTTCATAAAAATTAAAATTGATATTTTGTTGTAGCACTGCAACATTGTTTGCACCCCAAGAAAGGCCGTCAAGCCCATCCGAAGATGGCAACCTATCTGTTCTCATCACATTTAATGTTTTATCCGAGAACAACATAGGGTTTGTTCTCAAGGACGCATATAGATTCGGTGAATTATATTTATATCTCAAATCATTATATGATAATCTACCTATTGAAGCCGCGATAAAAGGAGCAACTCCTAAACCAACTAGTCCTCTAACCAAGAAAAAACTTATTGGTGCCGCGAATCCCGCAGAAGCAAAAGACAATGCAATGACACCAACAGACACGACATATGAAATTGCAGTCCCCAAAAGAACTGAAAACCATGTGTTATCCCTGACTAATCCGTCCAAAAACGCATTACCCGTTAAGTCCTCTGAGTTGTCGTATTTTTTAGGACTTGCATCGTTACTATAAAAATCACCCCTTCCTACAATACCCCTTAACCCATTGAAAAACCTACTTATAAGATTATCTACAGTTGATGTGTATGATGCATCAATTGCCCCATAATAACCAACTGACGAAGATGTGAATGCGGAAAATTCATTACCTATCGTAAAAAAATTAGACTGGTAAAAATTACCCAACTGTGTCGTCAAATTATCTATAGTTTGACCGTTTTGTTTTGGTTGAATTGGAATATTAACTCTTGACTGAATTGTCAATTCATGCCTTGGGTTGTCAAAATTTGAACCGAATAGAACACCTAAATTGTATCTATTATTCAATAACGGAGAGTAGGGGTCAACTCCTCTTTGTAGAATTACAACGTATTGCGAATCAAATTCTTTATAAAAGTTAGCAATTAAAAAATTATTAATGCCCAAGTTTCTTTCTCGATAATCCGAAACACCTTGCTCCATTAGTCTGAGTACAGACTGTGAATTTAAAACTTCAGGAAAACTTTGTCCCGTCGATGAACTTATCATATCAAAATATTCTGATACTGTCATTGCAGTGAGGACTTGGAAATATTCTCTATCCATAGGGAATATTTGTCTGTCTATTGTCGTTCCTGTACTTAGATTATACGAAGTGGTTCTTTGAATTGCTTGATTTGTTGTGTCAGCATAACTTACTGTGATTTGTTGTGGTCCGGTTACTGATGTTCCTGAAACACCAAAAAGAGTTTGTCCACTTATCACTTCGCTAAATCTAACATTGACATCGCTCGTACTAGTTGGGTCAACAGTGGTAAGGAGTTGTCCAGCGGTGTATCCAACAGTAGATAAAACAGTAATTGTATTGTCAAAATGAAAAGAGTTCAAATTATTGAAAGCATCGAAACTTACTTTTATAATATTCTGTCCTGTGAAATAACTTGCTCTTTGATTGAAAATATTTATTCTTTCTCCCAACGGTAAATCCATACCCCAAACAAACATTCTATCATTACCCTCAGAGGCCTCTCTCAACACGTCAGATTTAGGTACTTTATAAACAGTATCAACACCAGAACTTATATTCCCCCCCATAGCCTGTGAATACAAATCCGCAATTATTGGTATGTCTTCAGAAGGTTGGTAATTCATATCATTAAGATACTCAGTGAACCTATCGTAGTATTTCGATGGTGTAGAAACAGGTGTTAGGGTTCCTTTACCAGACGCATCTATTAGCGTTGTTGTAACATTCTCACCCTTACACTCACAATTCTCACATTCAGGATAGGTTATCATAGGTAACCTTAATGGGATTCCACCACTTATAGAGTTGAAAGAAAGTATTCTTATTATTTGATATATGGTACCAATCACTACGTGAGCCAAAATCAAAAGATATTGACCAACATACTGAAATAAGGTTATAAATAGAGCAACTAGAAAATATATTGTATCATAGTTTCTATAACCTTCGTTAGCAGGAAATTTATTCACTGAGTTGGCACAATCATCATCATCAATTTCCTTAATTCCAATAAATCTAGCCCTATTCCCTTTTTTATATTGGTCAATCAAACTTGACACAGTATAAACTTTATTATAAGACATTTGATAAAAACTATCCTCACAATTTGTGATAATACTTGATTTGAGGTTAGATAGAGTACCAAATCCGTTGGTGTAACCTGACCAATCTAAACCAAAATAATATGAACTTCTCAGTTGTTTATAGATATCAGAGGTTTTCGGTGTAGTTAAGTACGGGTCAGCATTTCCACTCCAACCATATTCTCTGACATTCGGAACAATAAAATATGCCCTTCTTGTCTGAATTGTCAAATCATTAGATTGTTGCCATTTTACTTTGAACCTATATTTCGCCTTAGTTGGGACGCCTACGTTAGGGTCATAAGATATAACTTTTTCACCAAATTCATTGGTGGCAACGTATTCTAAATTCATAGGTAATTCTGTAAGCCAAGTTCCGTCTTCGTCTATTATATTACCTGATTGTTCTAATTGATATTGTTCCAAAATCGGATTTCCATCAACGTCTTGGTCTATTGTTTGCCTAATAGCTAAAATTTGTCCTGGTCCAGATTGTAGACTACAGAGCTCCCCTGTGTTATCTCTTGGTCTGCAGTTTTTTCTAACTCTATATTTTTCACTATTAGAAAATATAGAACCCATAAAAACCGCCGTGGGTTGTATGTCCACATTAGCCTCGTCTCTCAAATCAAAATCAACTCTATTAATTGCAATTTGACATATTTCAGGTTCTCCCCATAATGGAGATATTTCAACAGTCTTTGTAATATTAATAATTTGTGGTAGTGATTCTAAATCTTCTGAACTCTTAAACTGATTACCTGCAACTTGTGATTCTGTTGCTAATCCCATTCTTATTAAATCTTGAGGAGTCAAAGAAAACTCACCAATATCTGAAAGGTCCACATCCATGACAAGGGTTTGAAAACCTAATGGCACTCCCATTATCATGTAGTCACCACTGTCGTTTGTTCTAACAGTAAATTTATAATATTTGTCTACTAACTCTATGACCGTAGAATTGGTTAGAGCATCCAATCTAGTTGGAAATGTCCCTGTAGCAGCATGCTTAGTATATGATTTTTCGTAAGGTAACAAATTGTACCTATACCCATCATCGTTTTTATCTGTTGGAACGGTATATGGATAAACACTTGTAATTAATGGGTTATTCAGGTCTTCATCCTGTATTGGAATAAAAACTGATATTTTTGCATTCGGAATTCCAAACCCATTATTTGCGGTAACTCTACCAACAACCACACCATAATCAGCACACGAACGTGTATAGATATCTGCCTGTAAAATTTTCAAAGATAAAATCTCTAAAAATTCATATTCTTGGTCGAGTGGTACGTTTATTGTTTGATTTATTCCAAGCTTACTTCTAATTCTCAGGCTTTGACCCATGTAGTCTTTAATCTATAAATAGTTTAGGGCAAATTTTTACCCACATCAAAAATTAGGACTTTATTGAAATAAATAAACGGATTAAGATAATGTAGTTGTTTGATAGTTCTTCACACTAACTTTTATATCTTTTGTTGGAAATCTTACCTGATAAACTTGATTTGGTTCTGCAAAAAGTGTGTCATCTACAGGCTGGATTTTTCTTGTTTCTTCATCAGCATAAAACATAGATGTTTGTGAAGATGAATATTGTCCTCCAACTAAATTAAAAAAGTCGATTGATGTTACATTTAAAACACCTGTTTGATTTTGAATAATACTTTTTAACTCAGAAATATTAACGTTTTGGCCAAGCTCTCTAAATTGTGGATTGAAGTAATTTGAAATTCTACTTATAACGTCTGTTATTATTTGTCCTGAGTTTTGTGCGGAAGTTAATACAACCGAAACTTCTACACCTAAATCAATTACTTCAGCTGTCAATACTGAAATATAATCATTTAACATTCTATAGTTCGATAAGTATGTTGCAATATTTTGTCTTAAAGTATTTGATACTACACTAGTTAGTTTACCCTGTGTATCGTATGATAATATTTGTACTTTGACTTTATTATCATTTTCGGTAATAGCAACTTTTGCAGGTGCACCAAATTCCGAAGGCATGTTTCTAATTATTGCCTCATAATCATTTATGGTCACCGCTCTTTTCTGTGCTGAAAAATTAAATGAAACAAAGTTTCTAACTTCTTCGATGTTTGGTTGGTTTGCCCCACCTATTGCCGCGGTCACATTATTACACCTTAACGAATTTACGACAGATTGATTAGTTACTTCTGAAGGACCATTAACAAAAAATGAAACTGTTCCAACTTGATTAATAACGTTTGTACCTAAATTTGTTGCCAAACCACCACCAACTCTATACTGAACAAATAATGTAGAGTTAGGTACCAATGCTGAGCCCAAAGAAAAATTGTTCAAATAGTTCTGAATATTCAAAGGACCTCCTAAGTTCGTGAATAAATTAAGTTGTTCTTGTGCAGATGTTGTTCCTCCACCAAAGGTCATTTTTTTGAAACCCTCTGGAGTATATTCGGAAATAAATCTGTTGCTAGTTTGAATATACCTTCCAACTTTTATACCAGGTTGGTCGGCAACTTTTGTTGGGTCTTCTATAAAGATTCTATCTTCAGCCAGTGCGTCTACCTCGAACCATCTATTGGCTAACCCAACAAATTCTGAAGCAGGAGGTATATTTGTATAATCTGTGCCGTTTTTTAAAAGAACACTTGTTATACCTAAGACATTTTTTTCAGGTAAAAACAATTCAAAGAATGGTCTTACATCATTTGGTGAAATAACTCTTTTGAATACTTTAGTAATACCATTAACAACTAACTCTCTTTTTGTGATGGTGTAATTTAATAGTACTCCGTTCGAATTGAAATTAGGTATTTTTAGTCTATTTGGAAAACCTTGTGAATTGTACGGTGAGGTAAAATCTATATCGTATACGTTTTCGAAAACTATTCCAGCTCCGCTGACTTGTGAACCTCTTATCAAGGTACCAAGATATCTTTCATCTTCTTTATCACCGAAAGCTGGAACTGTAATTGAAAAATCAACCAAAGAAACTGAAGGTCTCTGTCCTGGAATTTTTAAACCATAAGTTCTGGCAATATTATATATAGAAGACCTCTGTTGAGCGTATTGTAATACTGTCTCCTGTATACTCCTGTCAATATGATAATGTAAGTTATCCGCTACCGCAGCATTCAAATCCAAAAATACAGAAAAGACTGATGCGTCATTAAAATCTTGAATGAGTTCAGGATAATAAGTTTTTACATAATTGAGTAGTTCTGCTCTAATTCCTTGATAGTCCCTGACTGTATATGATATTTTATTGTTAGCCATATTGTATTAAATATTAATAATAACAAAATCACTTTGTGAAAAAGTTAGATTATTAATAGAATAATCGATTCTAACTTTCGCAGTGTATTCGTATGTGTTTTTACCGGGTACTCTATAAATATCGTAAGTCCTAACGCCTCCTATGGTTCCAGTGGTTGTTCCTTCAAATTCGTCCTCAGGTGTTATTGGTTCGATTGATATATTATTTACTATAAGATTAGGCATATACCTATTTATAGAATCTCTTATGTCGGATTCTATTGCATTGAATGTGAGACCATCAAATGGTTCAAATATATAATCATAAAGTTTTGTGCCAAAGTCTGGCAAAAAATATCTCGTACCCTTTCTTGTTAATAACAAATGTATTAAATCGGACCTTATTTCTTGTTGTTCAAATTCTGTAAGTGCTAAGTAGTCTCCCTTTCTCGAATCTTGAAACGGAAAAAATAAACCATATGTTGTGCCGTCTGCCATATTAAATAAATATACGCAGACTATTTTTCAACTAAAGT